TCGCATACGACATTGAAACTGGAATCTGCACCAAATATGGAAACGTCACCAGACATTTCAAGGTTACCATCCACCACAAGGTTGCCGCAGATGTCTACCTGACTTGCATCTATGACAATTTCATCGCATACGACACTGACATTTACATCTGCTCCGGATATGGAAACATCGCCGTTTAAAAGAGTATCACCATTCACAACAAATTCGCCATTAACTTCTACTTTGGCATAATCTATACCAAATGTATTACCACCAACATCGCCGGAATTATCTGAAAGGGCGTGCTGACCGTAGGTCGTTATTCCAGCATACAGAGTGCCTTCAGATAAATATAATTCCTTAAAGCGAGCCTCAGGGGATCCTAAAGAATAAGTATTACTCGCAGATGGTATAATATCACCAGTTACACTTGATAAATCTATGCCGTCTATTTGTGATTGAATATCACTAGTTACATTAGCTAAATAGTTTATTTGCGCAGGAGTTGACGTTATTTCAGTACCTTCAATATTAAGTCCGCCGCAATAAACGGTAGCACCGGAATCCTCAGCCATGTAGACAGCCGTTACATCACTATTACCCAAGGTGACGGAATTATCTGCTTGACCAGTTACTCCTTGACCAATGGCGATTTGATTTTCAGCAGCGGAATTATTTACATTGGCTGAGTTACCTACAAGTACATTATTAGAACCAGTCACGCAACTTGCACCAGCAATATTACCCAATGCCGTATTATAATTACCCGTGGTGTTAAATCTTAAATTATCGGTACCCAATGCCGTATTAAAATTACCCGTGCTGTTTAATCTTAAACTTCGATAACCCAATGCCGCATTATTATTACCCGTGCTGTTTGATTGTAAACTTCGATAACCCGATGCCGTATTTCGAATACCCGTGGTGTTTTCATATAAACTATCATAACCTGATGCCGTATTTTTATTACCCGTGGTGTTTAGGGTTAATGAATTAGCACCGATAGCAACATTTCTTTCTCCGGTTGTTGAAGCAGGGACACTGCCTATATACAAGGAATCATTTTCTGCGAGAACATCCGTTAATTCGTTTAATTGAGTTGCGCCGGCAGCACCGGCAGGACCGGCAGGACCGGTCGCGCCATCAGCGCCATCAGCACCATCAGCACCAGCAGGACCAGCTACACCTGTAAAGGGTCCATAACTAGTATGTGTTGCGCCGTTGTATGCAACTACATGTCCATCAAGCGGAGTTAAAGCTCCATCTGTATCAATGCCATTTAATGGAAGGGTTCTAGTATCAGTGGCAACAACAAATACATAGAAATCGTTTACTGAAGCATTTGAGTCAGATTCTATGGTTGCTACTTTGTCATCGGTAAGATCTACATTAAATTCATCTACTTGGAACGCTTCTCCTCTAGGACCTTGAGCGCCATCAGCGCCATCAGCGCCATCAGCGCCAGCAACACCAGCAGCGCCATCAGCGCCAGCAACACCAGCAGCGCCAGCAACACCGTCAGCGCCAGCAGGACCAGCAACACCGTCAGCGCCAGCAGGACCAGTATCGCCTTGAGCGCCATCTTGACCATCTGCGCCAGTAGCGCCAGTAAGACCAGTAGCGCCATCTTGACCAGCTACACCTGTAAAGGGTCCATAACTAGTATGTGTTGTGCCGTTGTATGCAACTACATGTCCATCAAGCGGAGTTAAAGCTCCAGCTGTATCAATGCCAGTTAATGGAAGGATTCTAGTATCAGTGGCAACAACAAAAACATAGAAATCGTTATCTGAAGCATTTGAGTCAGATTCTATGGTTGCTACTTTGTCATCGGTAAGATCTACATTAAATTCATCTACTTGGAAGGCTTCTCCTCTAGCGCCTTGAGCGCCTTGAGCGCCTTGAGCACCTTGAGCACCTTGAGCGCCTTGAGCGCCATCTGCACCAGCAGCGCCTTGAGTACCTTGAGCGCCATCTGCACCAGCAGCGCCTTGAGTACCTTGAGCGCCAGTAGGACCAGCAGGACCAGCAGGACCAGCAGCGCCAGCAGGACCAGCAGGACCAGCAGGACCTTGAGTAGCGCCTTGGAGCGCATCAATTGCAGCGGTGTTTGTATCGGTAGCAGTTTTCATTTCTGTTAATGTTTCATTCAAATCTTGATCATTTAACTTGAGTTCTCCTTTAACTACAGCATTTGCTAGTACCGCTTTTCCTTTAACATGTAAATTATCACGTACTACAATACTGTCTTTAACGTGAGCACGGTCTTTAAACACTACGCGATTTTCAAAAACTGTTGGCGGTTCTTTATCCTCGGCCATTATAACTTATATATATATAATTATTTCACCAAAATTGTTATTTTGCGCATTTTATTAAAAAAAAATACCTAACATATATGATATGGTATTATACTACGTTTTTTTATCTATAGTAATTATACTAATAGGTCATTATTTATATAATTATGGTATAAGTCACTATACGAAAAATACGCACCTTAATCATTTTAATGATATATCAAAACAATACTTAAAAGTGTCAGAAGATTTGTCTAAAGAACAATATAATAGGGATCAGATGAAAACAGATTTAAAAGAATACATAAAGACATGTATATAAACTACACTATGGATAAACTACTAAAGCGATTTCCTCTTTTTGAACTTTCCTATGAAAATATAAAACATAGAAAGGTTCCTACAGTATCAAATACCATCTATATGGCTATTCCTATAGGGAAGAAATATTTTGTTTGGTTTACCTATTTAGATGATAAAAATGTATGTTTGCTATTAGAATTATCACGATACAAGAATGACTTTGAGATCAAGCATATTTTTCCAGTATCCTCTAGTTTTGATTCTAGTTTAGCATTAGGGACAATACTTTATGGTACTGTACTGATTCAGGATGGTATAAAAATATTTATGGCGGATACTATTTACTATTATAAAGGAAAAAATGTATCACAATATGTTTATTCTAAAAAATTAACCATGTTATCGTTGTTTTTTAAACAAGACATTACTCAACCGATTTACCATCGTTCGCAACTTTTGTTTATGATGCCTTATTTTCGGGAGCGATTACAAGATTATATATCGGATATCCATTTGGTTCCTTATCGTATTTATACAACACAACTAAGATCTATTCATAAATATACAGGATTTACAAATTTCACTGATAAAACAATTTTTACTAATAGAGAAACAATTATGATGGTAAAACCATGTATCCAAAATGATCTATATGAAGTATATACTCGGAATAATAAAGAGTTGAAAAGTATGGGTTTTGCTTGTATAAATAGTTATAAAACAAGTGTTTTACTAAACAAATTATTTAGAAATATCAAGGAAAATACAAATTTAGACGCATTGGAATTAAGTGATGATGAAGAAGAGTTTGAAAATATAGAACAAGATAAATATGTTGATTTAACTAAAGAGGTTGTTATGAAATGTAAATATCATTCAAAATTCAAAGCATGGGAACCTATTTGCGTAATGGATAAATCAACACCTATATCTAGTTATTCTGAAATATAATCTAATGCTAGTTTATAATATGGACACTAGATCAAAATATAATCCTACTTTATATTCTAATAAAGTAGGAGCAATAACAGGTTTTCCGGGTCCACAAAATTCTGTACTAGCTGCAAAATCAAACCCAGGACCTAATTTATACAAAAAAGGTGGTATGAAAAAACGTACCTATACACGGAGCAAATACAGTAGGCGCAATCACAGTAGGCGCAATCACAGTAGGCGCAATCACAGTAGGCGCAATCACAGTAGGCGCAATCACAGTAGGCACTCAAGACGGCGACGTAAACGTAGGGGTTGATCCAGTAAGTGTATCTTCCACTTTGTCTATAATTTCGTTTACATATTCTTTAATAAAAATAGATATAGTTGAATCATTATTGCTTGTATCTACTATATGGTGTTTTATTTGGGTATAAAACAATTGAATTTTACTAAAAAATTTGTTTAACCATTCTGTATGATATTTGTGATAAATATTTAGATATGATTTATGTAATTCGTTACTGTTTACAAGTGTATTATTAATATATTTTTGATTAATAATATAATTATCAATATTCATCCCTAATTCAATATCTTTTTCATTTTCTTCTATAGTCATGTTTGTCTCTTGGGTCAATGATTTAACGTTAGATAAAGTTAAGATAATGTCTTGGTGTAGTTGATTGATTAAATCAAATTCGTATTGTACATAAGGTTCAAGATCTTTATAAATAGGAAATTTATGAAGGTGATTAAGTTCATTCATTTTTTCATATTGAGAGTTGTTTAATTGTTTTTTCAAGGATAATTCCATCATAACAAATAATTTATAATAATCACCATAAATACGATTGTCTATAAAATGATATAATTCCAGTAAATGTTTGTATTCTAGTTCCATACTTTTGTTTTGAAAATGAAATGAATCTAATCCAAAATAATCAGAAGGTTCTTGTTGAATATATGTATCATAATATTGCTTTACTTGTAATTTAATACTATCTATTTCATGAAAACAATGTTTAATCTTTAGACGTATTGCTTTAAGTGAATCAAAATGTTGAGAAATAATATCCATTCTATAAATATAATGGATGATAAAAAAAACAATGTACTTGTAAATAAAAAACCCACTGTATGGACAAAAGAACACGAAAAAATATTAATTGATTGGGGAGACAAAGCCATGTGCTATCGTTGGTTACATGCTAAAAGTCACACTATATATACTACCACCAATACTTATTTTACTATTCCTGTTATCATTATGAGTACATTAACAGGAACCGCTAATTTTGCACAGGATCGTGTTCCAGAGAATCTTCGCGGTTATTATTCCATGACCATAGGTTTTGTGAATATTTTAGCTGGTATCATTACGACGATTCAACAATTTTTAAAGATTACGGAATTAAACGAAGCACATAGAGTAAGTAGTATATCGTGGGACAAATTTTACCGTAAAATTCGTATTGAGTTAGCTAAACCCCCGCATGAAAGGCAATCGGTTTATGATTTTTTAAAATCATGTACCGAAGAGTTTGATCGTTTAATGGAAACCAGTCCTACTATAGACAAACAAGTCATTCAATTATTTAATAACACATTTAATCATAAAAATCTAGATGAGGGTAAAAAAAAACTGTTTGAACAATTAAAAAAACCAGAGATTTGTGATACGTTAGAATCAATTGAATTAGTAGTATATAAACCAGATGAAACGGAAATAAGAAAGACCGATTATAAACAACTTGTAAATGATGTCGTCCTAAATATAAATCAAGTTTCAGAAGAAGATGCATTAGCAATGAAACACAAAATCATAGAGCAATTTATAGAAAATTTCAAAAAAGAAATGACTCGTCGTCCTACTAAACAAGAGATTATGCATAATGTATGTACTAATGAATTAGCTATTACGGAATTAATTATAGATCAGTATTTAGCAAATACTATAATTGATGTAGTATAATATAATCTAAACTTACTATATAATGAATAATAACCTTGTTAAAGAACGACTAAAAAAGGAATTAAAGAATCTCCTTGAACAACAGCAACATCAGCAAGTTCAACAAGGAGGTAAAACCCTAAAAAGGAAAAATAAACGTAGAAAACGTCGTAATAGAAGAAGAACTAATAAGAAAGGATTAATGCATCATTTACAAAAATTATTTAAGTTATAAATATAGTGTGTATACTACTATATTTATCGGCTATATTTACCTGCTCTAGCAAAAGAATCAACAATAAAAATAACAAATACTCCTAAAAAGGAATAAAGGACCATTTCTTCATGTACAGACCCCGTTTTTTCGTTTTTTTGTTCTTCCAACAAAAATATCATGTAATTAATGCGTTCCATTAACTCTTGATTATTATTATTAGCAGAACCATCGTTAGACGCCATTGTAGTATAAGGAACATAGGGTTCTTGCAAATTTGAAAACTCTTCTTTAGTTGAAACGCAATTATCTGATTTACTTAATTGAGGCATATTTGTGCTACCAAAAGAAGCTGGATGGTTTACTCTACGTAATGGAGTATCATTTTCTAAAACATCATTAGAGGATATTTTAGGAGGTTCTAATAAATTAGGAAGGTCGTCATCGTCATCATCGCCTGGAGAAAGTTGTTTAAACAATTTCTCGGTTTCAGCACTAGTAATCTTTTTTTTACCTGTAAGCGTGTGCTTATCTGTTTTTAATTTTGATAATGTTTGGTTTGAATTTAGTTCTGAAAAACCTAAAGAGCTTGCCATACTTATAAAATTAAAAGATTAAATTTTTATCAACTATACTGAAAAATATATCATCTTTGTATATATTATGAAATATAACATCCTTCTATTATGCATTTTTACAATACTATTATACATAAATCCTAGTATGATAGCGTTTTTTAATCAACCATTAGGAAAAATAATTGTAATCGTTATTACATTATACTATTTTATTCAATCTCCACTATTAGGTATATTATTTATTGTGCTATTTATAACCATTAAAGATCGTAGTGGTGTTACATCTCCTTTAAACGTTTCCTACAAAACAATTCCTCAAACACCCGCTTCTCTTATGCATGACACTGTTATAAAAGAAAGCGGGTTAGAATTATTATCTAAAGAACATTATTTACGATCAAAAGATTCAAATACTTATAGTATGGTGGTTGGTTCTCCAACTGTATGTTTAGATAATGATATTCTATGTTTATATGAAAATGATCCTAAAGCATATGAAGCAAATGCATCTACTAAATTAATATCTAACTATAATTAAAACATGAAAATGAATAAACCTTTAGTATTTATATTTTGTTTATTTTTATTTATTATTGCATTTTCAGTTTATACTGAAAATGGAAAAGAGGGATTTATCGTTGAGGCTGTAGGAAAAATGGTTCAAAAAAGAGTGAATAAACGATATCGCCCATTTCGCAAAAATTTAATGAAACATAAAAAAAATTTAACCGAAGATTTTGAAAAAATGGTTCATAGTATGACTAAAAATTAATTTATAAACATATACTATGCTAAAGAAATCAAAATTTAATAAAATACCAAATACTTTATTAGGACAATTAGATTATGGTATTCAGTCTCTTAATCAAAATAAATTTTTTATTGGTATTCTTATGTTGATATTAAATGTTTTTTCAAAATATGTAGAATTAAAATTAACAAAAACACAAGAAGCGTATTTTAAAAATAATTTTATACGACAAATTTTTATCTTTGCTGTATTATGGAGCGGTACACGCGATATATACGTATCTATCCTTATGACTGCTGCGTTTGTTATACTAACTGATCATTTATTTAATGATGAAAGCAAGTTCTGCATTATACCACAATATTGGTCTGATAAAATGAAGCAAGCAATTGATACTGACGGTGATGGTAAATTAAGTGATCAAGAAATAGAACACGCTATTCAGATTTTACAACGAGCGAAACAAGATCGTTTAAACAACAATCAAAATGCTCAATATGTATCTTTTATAGACAAATTACCATAAATTGATTAGTGATTATTATTTGTTATAGTATAACAAATAATGACACAAGATTATCTTATTCTAGACGGTAGTTACTACTGCTTTTATCGGTATCACGCTCTTAAACAATGGTGGGGATTTGCGAGAAAAGAGGATGTCTTGCAAGATAATCATGATGCCTTTCTAGAGAAATTTCGGGAAGTATTTGTACAAAAATTAAAGGAATTACCTAAAACATTAAAATTAAAAAACTTTACCTTTATTCTCGGCAAAGATTGTCCTAGAAAAGATATTTGGCGTATGCAACTTTATCCTGCATATAAAGGTACTAGAGATAGTCATACCGACGAACTGTTGAAAAAATGTTTCCAACTCGTTTATTCTGAACATCTATTCCAAGAAGGAGGTATCGTAAAAACGGTATATCACCCCCGTTTGGAAGCCGATGATGTAATCGCATTATATACAACACATTTGCGAGAAAAAGAACCGGATGCTTTTATCCATATTGTAACGAGTGACACGGATTATATTCAACTACTGCAAGATCATGTAGAATTGTATACTCTTAACAAAAAACTCTTGCGGGATAGTAAAGGGTTTGATGGAAATGTAGAAAAATATTTGTTTTGTAAGTGCGTAATGGGGGATAAATCCGATAATATACCGTCCGCATTTCCGAAATGTGGGCAAAAAACTGCGGAAAAATGCTGGAATCAACCGGAATTCTTTCAAGAAAAATTAAAAGATCCCCGCGTTCAACAACAATACAAGTTAAATCGTACTCTTATTGATTTTAAACATATTCCTTCGGAATACACTATTTAAGTAAACGAAAAGTAAAAAAATTTCTATATTATTTTATATAACAGTATAGTATAATGGGACCTATAGGAACCGTCCGCCGCTCTTTTTTGTCTGCTGGTTATTCGCATGGTAAGGTTGAAATGCAGTTAACTAAAATAAGACGTGTTAACCGTAACAAAGAATCCTTAACCGCATTAATTACTGTAAAACACGGTAATGATCAGGTAACCGAATCTGCTACGGCTAAATGGTCGTCTACGGAAGAAGGTTTTAAAGTTGTATCGTCGGGCGTCTCTGCTATTATAGATGATGAGGATTCTATTAGCGTTGTATTTGATATGTCGGATCTTGGTCTTAAAAAAACATTGAACTTGAAACTAGATGAAAGTGTAAATCTTAGTAGTTCTACTAGTGCTACTGATGAAAATGATGAAGTAGTTGTAGAATCAGGTACATCTACACATACAAAAGATGCGTTTTTCTTAACAAATGTGGATGGCGATCCTCTTGATACATTATCAGGAGGATATTATGGATCCGACTTTGTATTTTCAACCGCCGTCGCTGACAGTGAGCAAGAAGCTTTAGTAGGAGGAACAGTTGATATTAATGGAGTTGGACCTGTAGAGGCTACTTATAGTTTCAAGTCTGTTAGATATGCAGAAGGAAACTTATATGAAGAGAACTTGCAAATATTGACCTCCCTTGGTTGCCTGGTAGCTAATGCAATTTATGTAGATTATGGAGTTGGTTTTATATCCACTGCAGAAAGGGCAGATTTTCTAGTACATACCTCCTATGGCGAGTTGAGAGAAACCAAAGGTATGGTAATAAGAATTACTTTTAATAATAATGAACCAGGTCTTCCAAGAACAATAACCCTTGTGCCAGCTTTTGGAGGGAGTCAAGTAAATGCGAAGCTTCTACCCACTGAATCACATTTAGAAACCGAGGAAGCAACGACCACTACTTACGAATTTGATTTTAGTATAGCAGATTCAGATGATATAAATGTTACTTGGTATGATGCTGATACAACTCAAGATCCAGTTACATCTAGTCTTGCTACACTTAAAACTGATAATGGAACCTTAGGGAGTGCGATCTTTGCCGCTGCGCTAGATGATGATCATGGTAATACAGCTTTTATTTCCTCAGAAACAAATTTTATCGTTGATGTTCCGGGATCACAGACCGCCGGGACAAGTGCGATTACAGGGATTCTAGAAGCAGAAGAAGATGGCGACAACATTCCAAGAGTGGTAAAAGATAGTGTAAAAGGTACAATTAGAGAAACGATTATGGCCACTGTCAACGATGTAACATATACTTTTAACAGAACACTTGCTATTTCTAATTTTCAATTAACTTATGATCCAGCAAGGGATGATGATTATTATCCCAATATTGTTTATCAAACTCCAAGAGGTGACAAACTAACTGTATCCATAAACACTAATAATATGAGAAACTATACATTCGAGTTAATTAATGGATCTGTTTTAACCGAATCACAAGATGAAATTCCTGACGCTCTAGTTATAGAATCAGGTCTTTTATCGGGAGATTGGACAATCAGTGGAAGAATTTTTAGAGTAAAAGACGATGATGAAAATGAAATTTTTCCGAATTATTCTACGACAATAAACATTACACAGAATAGTTCATACCCTGAATTTCTCGTTGTAGAATCAGGTGTTTCAGGTGATGGATCAACACGAACTACTCAAGGTGTAACGGTTGGTTTATTGGAAATTGATGAAGATGATATGATCTTAACATTAACTGATTATGATGATAATGGAATTTTTACATTTACTGGTATTGAAAAAGATACTGCAGGTAATATTATTAAATTTAGTAGTGGAAAATATCTTGAATCAGGTTTTACAAATGAATCAACTGACGCATTAAATCAAATGCCAACGGTTGGAGTTGTAACATTAGAAAAAGTTTAAATGGTTACGGATGATTCTTCTATAGCAACTACAACAATATTATGTTTAAAATTATAAAAATATTGATTTTAAACATATTCCTTTGGATTATACGAGTTAAGCATACAATAGTTAATATTTTTGTATATTTTTTAAATATACAAAAATTGTATAATGACTGGGGTTAAACACGCAATACGACAAAGGTTGAAGTCCGTTTATGTGTCTCGCGACAACAGTGACGCGTTTGTATTACAAATTACACAATCTAAAGCTGTTGCTACCTCTGGGGCAAAAAATGCTACTTTAGAAGGAACCTTTTTGTATAAACCGGGTAATGGTGAAGTACAACAGGAAACGTTTGAAGCGGTATGGAATAAGGAGAAAAAACACTATGATGTTGTATCTACTTCTATTTCCGCCGAAATAACAAATCAAGAAAAAATAGAAATTACGTATAATGGTACAGACTATACCCTTTACAATGAACATACTTATGCAGATTTAACGCTTGATGATTCTATCGGTATTGCAGATATTAATTTACTAGTATGTACTCATGGTGAGATTGGTAGTGGATTTTGGGATGAAGTAGATATGGCGTTTATAAAATTACAAAAATATTATGGATTTACACTTACAATAGAAAGATTCGGTGAAGGTGCTGAAAATTTAGCGTCCTTTTTAAATGAACTGGCGGACAAAGAAGACATGGGTTATAACGCAATGTGTTCTACTGTTTTAACGCCAGAGATCGGTGATGCGGTAAGAAGAGTTTCCGAAAGGATACCTACCGTAACATACAATACAAGTGTGTCCTCAATACCAAAGGCGATTGAATATGTGGGTGCTGGAAGTTCAGGTGAAGAAGGGCAAGGATTTAATCTAGCCATTCACATGGGTTTGTATTTTCTTAAGCGTGTAGGTATTGGTTTATTATCCACATCCGGATCATCGTCCGCATCCTCGTCCGCATCTGCATCCTCGTCCGCATCCGCATCTGCGTCCGCAGATGGATCTGCGTCTACCCTGACTTTTCACGGCATTACGAATGATTCTTCCCTACGAGAAGAATTTATAGATAAAGTAAATAGTTATTCCAATGTATTAGTGATATCCCACACTGAAGATGTAGATAATACCGCTTTTACGGATAGACATAGAGGTGTAACCCGAATATTTGAAAATGCGATCTATTACAGGGATTTTGACGAACTTAAAGCTAAGGTTTCCGAACACCTTTCTTTACATGAAGGAAACACTCCTATAGTATTAGGCATGTGTTTACAAGGAAGTGTTTTAGACTCATTAAATGAATTTCTAGAACAACAAACCTCATTAATTTATTATCTAGGTGTAACGGACATTACTAGTTCCCTTTTATCCCAATTGAATGATCCCACAACAACCTTGGTCGCTGTATCGGGTTCTCCTGCCATAGCTCAAGGAAATTTAGTATCAGCTGCCCTATTAAATAAAGTATATGGCATTTTTGGTGGTGATATTTCTCTCTTGAAAAAATATACACCGATCGGAAACAATAATTCGACGAGCTTCACGGGAGCCAGCGATTCCAATCCAATATATGCATATTATAACAATAATTTAGTCGCTGTCATCGGGGTTAGGGGCAACACCGCCAATTACCTCTACAACGACAACATATATACCGTGAATGTTAAATTTTTGGACCCTTTGAGTTTAAGTGGGAAGTGAAATTATAATCAATATGGACGATGGGATATTTTCATTTTGATTATACCATTTAAGCATATCAAAAGTTAATATTTTTGTATATTTTTTAAATATACAAAAATTGTATATATGGGCGGTATTAAACACGCAATACGACAAAGGTTGAAGTCCGTTTATGTGTCTCGCGACAATAATGACGCGTTTGTATTGCAAATTACACAATCTAAAGCTGTTGCTACCTCTGGAGCAAAAAATGATATTTTAGAAGGGACCATTTTGTATAAACCGGCTAATGGTGAAGTACAAGAGGAAAGTTTTGAAGCGGTATGGAATAACAAGAAAAATCAGTATGATGTTGTATCTAACTCTATTTCCACCGAAATAGCAAACCAAGAAAAAATAGAAGTTACGTATAATGGTACACACTATTCCCTTTACAATGAACATACTTATGCAGATTTAACTCTTGATGATACTATCGGTATTGCAGATATAAATTTACTAGTATGTACTCATGGTGAGATTGGTAGTGGATTTTGGGATGAAGTAGATATGGCGTTTATAGAATTACAAAAATATTATGGATTTACACTTACAATAGAAAGATTTGGTGAAAGTGCGGAAACACAGGCGTCCTTTTTAAATGAATTGGCAGATAAAGAGGACATCGGCTATAATGCAATGTGTTCAACAGTTTTAACGTCAGACATCGGGGATGCGTTGAGAAGACTTTCCACAAGGATCCCTACCGTGACATACAATACGTCCGTATCCTCAATACCAGACGCGATAGAATACGTAGGCGGTGGACTCACAGGTGAAGAAACGCAAGGATATGAATTGGCTATTCAAATGGGTTTCTATCTTCTTCGGGAGTTAGGCGAGGCGTCCGACATGATATTTGATAACATTAAGAACGATTCCTCCATACGAAACGAATTCATACAAAAATTGAATAATTTACCCAGTTTATTAGTAATATCTCACACTGAAGATTTAGATAATGCCGCTTTTACGGCTAGACATAGAGGTGTAACCCGAATATTTGAAAATGCGATCTATTACAGGGATTTCGATGAACTAAAAGTTAAGGTTTCCGATCACCTTTCTTTATATGAAGGAGAAAATCCTATGTTATTAGGCATGTGTTTACAGGAGAGTGTTTTAGATTCACTCAATGAATTTCTAGAACAACAATCATCACTAACTTATTTTCTAGGTGTTACTGACATTACTAGCGGTACTTTAAACCGATTGGATACTTCCAGTTACTTGGTCGCTGTCTCAGGTTCCCCTCCGGTCTGTCAAGGAATTTTGGTGACAGCTTCCGTATTGAATAAAGTATATGGCGTTTTTGGAGGCGATATCTCTAACTTGAAACGATTCACACCGATTGGAAATGGGGCGATGAATAGTTTTGCTATGGGTACAGCTGTAGCCGGCTTCGGTGGTGGTGGTGGTGGTGGTGGTGGTGGTGGTGGTG